AGTTCTCTAGTCTAAAACCGCTCGAACGGTCACTGCGCCAATGCACTTGGCAGCAGTACGTTGACTTCGATAGGGCGCTTCAAATGATGTGCGTATGAAAATCTACGTACACGCCAAGTCCAAGAAAGCTGTCAACGAGATGTTGGCACAGGGCAAAACCGTCACGGGCATCAACTACTCGATGTTCGGTGACGGTGGACTATACGTCCTCACAAACTGCGAAGCAGGTACAGTAGTCGCTATCTACGATAAGATGATAGGTAGCAACCCAGTTGCAAAATCGTGGGGTACTTGGAATCCAGAAAAAAACCGATTAGATTAACCGTCATGGAAAAACACATTAGCAAATCAGAACTGCCAGCAGTTCACAATTACTACGCTCAATTTTGGCTTGACCTCCAGATTGATAAGCCGTACGCATTTCACTCAGGCGGCGATGGCTCGTGCCCGATGTGGTACTGGAATTTGATCCTGAGTCGTCGTAATCTCAGTTTATGGACGAAGGGCATTATCCCGCACCGTGGATTCCGCCTTCGTGATACCAAGAACTATTTCGGAATCAAGGGCGATGCCAAAAAAACGCTGGCAACCTTGGAAACGATGATTGAACACGTACAGAAGTATGGCTGGCTATAACGGTTGGACAAACTACGAAACGTGGCTCACGTCCATGTACTTTCTCGATGACGTTGAGTCGTTGCTGGAAGGCGCAGTATTCACGTCCAAGTATGAACTGGGTCAGTTTATCAAGGACAAAGTAGAAGAGTTCGTATTTGAGGTTTATGAGGGCGATAAGCTACACGGTTATGCGTCGGATTTGCTCCGAGCGGCATTCAGTAGCGTTAACTGGTACGAACTGGCTGATCATATCGTGCAGGACATGGACAGCAGTGAATTAGCTGACTACGGATACGCTGACAACGATTAAAAAAAATCAGCATGACGTTTGGTTTTTTGAACTGAACAACGTAGATTTGCGACATGGAAAAACTATCAGAATGGCGGGCTGGTGAGGTTCAACTGACCTACAAGCGCCAAGACTCAAACAAGGACAAAGTAGTATCGTCGCAGGGCGCTACTACTTTTTTGCGTAGCATCTATGGTGACGCTATTGAGCATCGCGAGATGTTTATTGTACTAGGGCTTAATCGCGCCAACGAAATCAACAGCTACTACGTTGCTGGCGTTGGTGGCGTATCGGGCACGGTTGCAGACCCGAAGGTAATTATGCAGTACCTGCTACTGAGCAACAGTGTAGGGTGCATCGTATCGCACAATCACCCGTCTGGCAACACACGACCTAGCAGTCAAGACCGACGATTGACTCAGACCCTTAGCGATGCTTGCAAATCGCTTGACATCGCACTGCTTGACCACGTGATCCTCACAGCAGGGTCGCAGTATAGCTTTGCCGACCATGACGAAATTTAATTTATCTTAGCAAAATGGAAAAACTACACGTACCCTACGTTCCAGCCGAATGGCAGAACACCGATGACCAGCCAACACTGGTATTTAGAAACGGCGAACCCGTTACCCACGTCACGCCCGTCAACTGGGATAATGGCGTTGTACTCGTATCGTGCGATAAGTACGGCGGCACACGCCCCCACTACAAGGACGGTCGGGTCTACTCCACGATTGAGTGTGAACACGATTTGATGTGCGTCAAGCCGTTTCATAAAAACGTCTGGTTTCTGGAGTTCAGAATTATCGGCGACTGCACGCACGTCACTCCGCACGAGTTCACTACTCTGGAATATGCGCAAGAATACGCCCGGGAGCATGTTGGCGTAATTGCTACTACAGGCGAGATGTACAAACTCGCAATGTCACACTACAGAACCCAGCAAAATGCCTAAGCGCAATTACTTGTCGGTATCTGCGCTCAAGCAGTTTGCCAAATCCCCGAACCATTACATCGCGTACTGCAACCGCAAGTTCGAACCAACGCCAGCGATGGCGTTCGGTTCAGCGGTGCATACCATGATCCTTGAGCCAGACCAGTTTGACGCTAGGTACGTAGTTGCGCCTGACGTTGACCGTCGTACCAAGCTGGGCAAAGAAAAGTACGCTGAGTACCAGTCCAGCATCGGTAATCGCGAATCGCTCTCGCAAGCACAGATGTATCAGCTACGCAAAACGTACGATGCCGTGTGCGGTAATGAGGACGCAACCGCCCTGCTCATGAACTGCGAATACGAGTTGACCGTTGACGGTACGCTCGGTCAAGTTCCATTTAAGGGCATTGTCGATGCGCTCAACACCAAGTCTGGCTATGCTATCGACGTTAAGACTTGTCGAGATGCCAGCCCTGAACAGTTTGGGCGCGATGCGTACAATCTTGGCTACCATCTGCAAGCTAGTGCGTATCGGTTGCTTACAGGAGTTGACCGTTTCTACTGGCTGTGCGTTGAAACAGATGAGCCGTACAATGTCGCCCTGTACATGCAGAGTCCCGATGCATTCGAGAAATCGTCCATGCGCTTGTTAGACCTCATCGAGCAGTGGCGCAAATGGGATGGATCGCCCGCAACGTACAGCGATGAGATTATGTTACTGGACTATCCAAAGTGGGCGAAATGACGAATGCACAACGACAAGCATTCATACACGAATGCGAAACAGGTAACCGTTTTAACAAACGCCAGCTAGTGTACAAAGCTGTTTGCCAGCTACCATGCTCTAGCCTAGAAGGACTGCTCCAGTTGCTTAATGCGCAGGGGCACAAGATGAAGATGTCTACGCTGTCAGGCAGAGTAAGCGAACTGCTCGATATGGGAGTCATTGAGGAAACAGGACTATCGGTGGGTAACGTAAGTTTCTTCAAGCCCGTGGACTGCCCAAGCTACCAGCAACACCTGTTTGAGCAACGTAGCAAGCAACGCTATGACAAGTGGGTTAAGCAGGGTAAACAGAACGGGTACTTCGAACGATATACACGTGATTTTTGGGATTAGTCAAGCTAGATTCATGAAGATACGCCTTAGCACACGCCTAGTGATCCTCATCGGTAAATACGCCATCAAGATTCCGCTTGGCGTACGTGGGATATTGCAAGGGTACAACGAGGATAAGCTATACCGCATGTACGGTCACACTAAACTGCTCGCGCCGCTTCGGTTTTTTCTGCTCGGCGTTGTCGTGCAAAGAAGGGTAGAACCGTTAAACGAATTTAGTGTGCGCTACCCGTTGCGCGTTAAGCGAGCCATACCATCGCTCGATATAGACAACTGCGACCTGTACAATCGCGCTAATTGGGGGCGGTACAGGGGGCGCATTGTGCTACTGGATTACGGAATCAACAAACGCATCGCCAAAATGTACAGCAAGCCATGAAAGTTCTAGAATTGTTTGCAGGGTCACGAAGCATTAGCAATGTCGCTGAGTCGTTAGGTCACACTACGTTCGCTACGGACATCGAACCATTCCAGCGCATTGATTACGTTTGCGATATTTTGATGTTTGATCCCAACGCAGTGCCGTTCCAGCCCGATATGATTTGGGCTAGCCCTCCGTGTACAGGATTTAGCGTAGCGGCATTAGGTCGTAACTGGGATAAGGTCAACGGTCGGTTTCTGCCAAAGTCAGATAGCGCACTGCTCGGCATGCAGATACTACAGGAAACAATTCTGCTCATTGAGTACTTCCAGCCAGCCGTATGGTATATCGAGAACCCGCGCGGAGTAATGCGCAAGATGGATATTCTGCAAAGGTATCCCCGTCACACGGTCACGTACTGCCAGTACGGTGATACTCGCATGAAGCCAACCGATATTTGGACGAATAACGCCACGTGGCAACCTCGTCTACATTGCAAGAACGGCGACCCTTGCCATGAAGCTGCTCCACGTGGTAGTCGTACTGGCACTCAGGCGCTCAAAGGCAACTACGAAAGAAGCAAAATCCCACCAGAACTATGTACAGAAATCATTAAAGCAACAGAACATGAGTTACACCAAGGAAGAACTACAGGCAATCGCAGAACAGATTAAACAGTTCCACAAAGGCGGAGAAAAAGAAATCGCGTACAAGAACCCACACACTGGAGAGGTCACGATTTACACAGTTCCGTTAAGCGGTGATGACCGCACAAGATTGACTAACATCACAAACGATATAGCAAATGCTGAAATACGAAATGATCCCAGTCGAACGGCTGAAGGAGAATCCTGACAACCCAAGAACCATTACTCGTGACCAGTTTAACCGACTGGTCGCGTCGATTCGCGAATTTCCATCGATGCTCACTGCTCGTCCGCTTATAGTGGATGCGCAAATGATGGTGCTAGGCGGTAACCAACGGCTTCGCGCAATTAAGCAATTAGGCATGAAGTCTGTGCCAGTCATGATGGCTGAGGACTGGACTGAAGAAGAACGTAAGGAGTTTCTCATACGAGATAACGTCAACAGCGGTGAGTGGGATGTAGATATGCTCGCAAACCTGTTTGAGCGCGAAACACTGGAAGAATACGGCTTGAGCGACAAGGAGTTAGGGTTGTTCCTAGATGATTACGAACGGGAGTTGGAGGACATCGATAACACCAAAGCGGAGATGCCTATCGTGCCCAAGTTTTCCGAAACGTACGAGTCAGTCACTATCTTTAGTGGTAACGAACTCGATTTCAATTTTCTGCGCAACGTCCTCAAGCTGGGCAGTAAAAAGTGCTACAAGAACACCAGAGTCGGGACGTGCTACGTGCTAACGGCATCAGAATTTGCAGAACTATGGCAAAACAGAAAAAGCTAAACATTGACGTGCTGTGCCCTAGCAAGGGTCGGTTCAGCAAGGTTATGACCAAACGGTTGTTTCCGAACCTCAAGCTGATTGTACGTCACGATGAGGTAGACCAGTACAAGGAAGCTAACTCAGATGTCGAGGTCATCGGTACTCCTACATCGGTCAAAAGTTTGGTCGCAACCCGTCAGTGGATGCTAGAGAAGTTTGGCACTCAGTTTATGGTCGATGATGACATCGTATCGTTCAAGCGCATGTACGCAGAGCCATCAGAACCAGCTAGCATTGATGATCCTGAACTGGTGATGCAGATAGTCGAAATGAACGCATGGATGGCGCAAGCTATTGGAGCAAAGATGTGGGGCTACCAGTCGTGGCAAAATCCTACGGAGTACGTAAGCCAAAAGCCGTTCAGGTTTACTACGTTTCTGAACAACTCGTACATGGGATTTCTCGACGGGCATGACCTAGCGTACCGCACTGATATGGAGGAGGCAGAGGATTACTACATCAGTTGTCTAAACGTGTTCAAGAATCGGTATATGTTCGTTGACCGTCGGTTTACCTTCAGCACGAAGGACAATTTCTTGTCGGACGGCGGGTGTAACGATGTTCGTACTACAGATGTCATGATGAAGAATACGCTTATCCTGCGTCGTACGTTTGGCGAAGTCGTCACTACCAAGAAAGCTACCAACACCAAGAAGCACGTACATAAAGGAGAACGCTCAATCTCGTTTCCGTTTTGACTCGCGCCCTCGTTGCCATACCGTCGTACTATCGTCCGTACGATATTGAACGCACCACTGGTCACTGGTTGCACAAGTTGCCCGCGCACATTGACTGGAAGGTGTTCGTGCGCAAGGAACAGATGATGTACTACGAGCAGACCATCCGATTTTGCAACCTAGTGCCCATTGAAGCCACCAGCTTTCGTACTACCGTAAACGCATACGCTGAATACGCACGTAAGCACGAGTACGATATTGTGTTTCGTGTCGATGACGACATGTCGTTCAAGACCCGTAACTACAGTCGTAAGGAAGATGTCCACTTGGCGTTCCAGTATGCGTATGACCGCATCGTTCAAGAATTTGACAATGATCCCAAACTCGGCGCAGTCAGCATCTGCAAACCGCGACCGTTCTATTTTCACAAGTCGGATAGCTTGTGGGCTGGTGAGAATAAACCGTTGTTCGGTAATCACGTTATGCGCACAGAACTCATCGGTATGCCCGAAGGAGTTGAGTTAATGGATGACATCTGGCACTCGCTAGTGTGCCGTGAGCAAGGTTACACTATTCGTCGTTTTATGGGTGCGTACGAGAACGCAATGTCCCACAAGAATCAGGGAGGTATGCAGACTATGGATCGTAACCAAGCAACGGTCGATACCATCAAGGTAATAGCCCAGCACTTCCCTCATCGTAACATCGCAGTTAGCACATACAAGGACACGGACGTTGCTGACATCGACCTGAAAAAGCTAGACCTTTCGTAAGGACGCAGTAGTGGTTTTTTCAACTGAATTGCTTATCTTTGCAGTTAGGTTAAAAACTACACACGATGTCTTATCAAATCACAACTCGCAAGGGCTACGATTTCTTCGAATGCTCGTCAGCATTCCAAAAATCAGTCCGCAGGGGTATCGAAAAAGATGCCCTATTTTTTGGTGTCGAACTCGCAGGTTCTGGCTATGCTCAGTATCTATGGCGCAGAATGCTTATCATAGCGTCCGAGGATATTGGGCTGGCTGATCCCAACGTATGCGTACAAGTACAGGCGCTGTATCAAAACTGGGGCGTTATTACCGCCAAGAACCACGAAGAAGGTTCAATACCTTTGATACACGCGATACTACTCTTAGCCCGTGCTAAAAAATCTCGCGTCGTTGACAATGCCAAAATGTTCGCGCTCAAATCTGACTACGCTCCCGACGTTCCCGATTATGCACTGGACACGCATACACGCCGTGGCAAAAAAATGGGTCGTGGCTTCGATTTCTTCATCAGCACAGGTAGCCATCTCGAAAACGTCAACACTGACATCGATGATCCATACGCCGAGTTCTTCAACCAGTACCTGCACGATTACAATGACGGCAAGGTTCCGATTACCGGCTATGACGAACGCAACGTCTACCATAAAAACATCAAAGCAATGCAAGAACACGTACGCAAAACTACTGACCTGTTTACCGACCAGTAGTCGCGTCGTTGCCTTGCCAAGTCGCACTAAAACTTGACAAACTTGACACGTAAAAAAAAGCAAGACGACCGTAAGGCAAAATTTCTAGATAACTATAAGCTGTCGTGGGGTAACGTATCGGCGTGTTGTGACGCTAGCGGTATCTCACGGCAGACTTATTACACGTGGGTCAAGGAGGACGAGGAGTTTGCCCAACAAGTGCATGAGATTGACGAAAGGTCGCTCGATATGGCAGAAACCAAACTGCTAAGTGCCGTAAGGGACGGCAAGACCACCGAGTTGCTGTTCTACCTGAAGACCAAAGGCAAGCGCAGGGGATATGTCGAAAGGCAGGAACTGACTGGAGCAGAAGGAAACCAACTGGACGTAAAAATCACCGTCGTTGATTGACATCAAGACCAACGTAGTGTTCCGCCATCTGGAGCAAAGCAAGAAACGGTTCGTTGTTGAGCAGGGAGGGACTCGTAGCGGCAAGACATTTAACATCCTCATTTGGATCATATTCCGCTATGCGATGACACACACTGGCAAGACCATTACGATATGCCGTAAGAGTAGTCCGTCACTGCGTGGCACAGTAGCTAGGGACTTTTGGTCGATACTCGAAAAGCACAACCTGTACAAGGAGTCGCACCATCGCAAAAGCACGAACGAATATATGCTTAACGGTAACCTCGTTGAGTTCCTGAATTGCGACGTCCCGCAAAAAATCAGAGGAAGAAAACGGTCACTGCTTTTTATCAATGAAGCCAACGAATTGACGTACGAGGA